CACGCAAGGCTGGATTTGATGAATCAGTTGCTCTCTATTTAATGGATAGTCCATCTTCCATGCCCGATTGGGTTGTAGGAGAAGACGGCATTATTCCTTCTATCCCTACTCCAGATGAGGATGACGATTAAGCGCATAGCGTTTGTGTCTGACCTGCAAGTACCATTTTTTAATGAAGCAAGTGTTAAATCTGTTGGCCGCTTTTTAGCCAAGTGGAATCCGCATAGGACTATCTGTATTGGTGATGAGATTGATTTACCACAGCTAGGTGGTTTTAATGCTGGCACCATTGATGAGATGGTTGGCAACATAAACGATGATAGAAAACAAACACAAGAAGTCCTAACATACTTAGGCGTAACAGATGTACTAGGAAGTAACCATGGAATCAGACTTTACCGATCAATTAAAAAGCGACTACCATCATTCCTCAACTTACCAGAAATGCAGTATGAGCGTTTTATGGGATATGACAAGCTTGGAATCAAGTTCAGTCCTTTCGGGCTTGACTGGGCGCCAGGCTGGACAGCCGTTCATGGTGACGCTTTCCCTCTTAGCCAAGTACCTGGACAAACGGCCTTAAATGGGGCTAGAAGGCTAGGTAAAAGCGTGGTCTGTGGTCACACCCATAGACTAGGGGTATCGGCCTTTACAGAGGCATCTAGAGGCCAATTAGGGCGTACTGTATGGGGTGTTGAGGTTGGCAATTTAGTAGATTTAAGCAGTTCAGGCATGGCGTATACAAGGGGCTATGCAAACTGGCAGCAAGGGATCGCAGTAGCATACGTGCATGAGCGTAAAGTCCAGGTAATAACCATCCCTATTAATGCAGATGGCAGCTTCATATTCGAGGGCAAACTCTACAAATAACTTTATCAAATCGTTATCAAAATTAAGCCCTAAATCATCCACAAAGTCATACACAAGTGTCACACTATTGACATGCCACAAAGCGTGTGCATAGAAAGTAGGGCTACAAATGAATAACATATGGCTAGAAGCTAGACAGGATGGTCTGATGTTTTTCTGGATCATGCTAGGTCTAGCAGTTTTAGTTATGATTGTATGGAAAATTAAAGACCAGGCGTTTGAGCGTGGTTACTGGGTCGGTAGATCAGCTGGCTGGAAAGCATCTATCGAGCATAATCAGAAGATCGAGAAACTAAGATCTAGGGCTGTGTTTGATTATGACAAACACTGAGAAATTATTTGAACAAGTTATCGATATTTTGCACGGGCGTGGAAAAGCTTATGGCCACCCTATTACTCAACACAAAAGAATTGCCGAATTGTGGTCGGCTTATTTGGGTTATCCAATACAACCAAATGAGGTTGCTATGTGTATGGTCCTGGTCAAAATCAGTAGGCAAGCTGAAAGTCCACAGCTCATGGATAATTATGTCGATGCACTCGGATATATCTCTATTGCCAAGACAATTACAGAAGCAATGCTCGATGAAGAAGTTAATGGAGCGTGGGAATAATGGCGTTTGATCTAAGCAATTATGAAACAGTTGAAGAAAGACTAGAGAAGTGGTGGAAAGATAATGAAGACGGATCTATACAAACAGAACTGGTTAATAGGCCAGGTGCAAATCCAGATGAGTTTGTGTTTGTTGCTAGGTTATACAGAACTACGGCTGATGCGATTCCAGTTGCTACTGGTTGGGCATCGGAGATCCGTACTGGTTCGAGCTTTAATAAGTTTGCTTGTGAGTTGGCAGAATCTTCTGCAATCGGGCGTGCTTTGGCTAACTACATCTATTCGAAAAAAGGTGCAAGACCTAGTCGAGTTGAAATGGAAAGAGTTGCAAACACTGGACAATCATTTACAGTAGAAAACAAGCTAGAAGATCCAGTGCAATGGGGCGACAGTGATTGGATTACAGCTGTGCCAGAAGCACCTAATCCACCACCTGAGTGTGGCTGCGCTAAGGGCATGGCATTAAAGAAGGGTTTAAGCAAGACTACTAAAAAACCTTTCTATGGTTATATCTGTTTAGATAATATTAAAGAACATGCTATCTGGGCTAAACAAACCAGTACCGGGGCTTGGTACTTTCCAAAGGATAAGGAGTAACTATGGGCTACATAGCGTTTATTAATGGCCGTGGTGTCCATGTTGTCATGGATGATAATGGGGTTCATTTAGAACAATCTGTTATCAAATGTGAAGTCTGTGATGATGACCGAGTATTTAAGGATGGCACGTGCTTTAGATGTCATGAGTTGATAAATCGTGACTAATTACACGCAGTTTAAATGCAACGGATGTAAGCGTAATACTGAGTTCTTATGGCTTGACTCTGAGGATCTGCCAGAAGGATTTAGATTATACCAGTGCACTAGCTGCGGTTGCGTGGGAATTAAGAATATAGTTGAAGCTTTGCATATACCAGACTCGGACATATGCAGATGTGATAAGTGTGGTGGTTGGAAGTTTGAAGCCGTGGTCTGCCACACTTGCCAATTAATTAAGGAGAAATGATGAAGTTTGAAATTGATAAAAAAGTTAGATTGACAGAAAGCATTGAATTAACTGCAATGTTAAATCAATATATGGTTACTAGATTGGACCTTTTAAACGCTTGGCGATTAGAAGATAAACCCAAAAAAGATTCAAAATTAGATGATCATTATGAACGCCGTATTGCCGCAATGGTGGTTATGGTTTCTGATGTAATTGATTATGTTTGTCAAATGGATAAATTATTTGATGAGGATCAAAATTAAAAATGCCTAATTATGAATACAGCTGTAGAGAATGTGGTACTTATGGTTCGGTGTATCGCACATATAAAGAAGATGATCCTGGCATGGATTGTCCTAAATGTAAGATCGCTATGAATCGTTTGTACTCAGCACCAGGTATTGTGTTAAAGGGTAGAGGCTGGGGTAGTAAGCCATGAATGAAATTGGCTACGATCAAACATGGCAAGAAGGTGATGATTTACGTATCGTGACATGCCGTCTGACCTGCGGTTTTGTTCGCTGATTTGACACCATATGATACGCTCTAGATCGCATTCGCCCTCAAGGCGAAAAGGCGAGCCCCGTAGGGGATGGCTCGCAAGGTGCACGCTAGTTGGCACCGCTCTATTTGTAGCACAAATGAGTAGCCTTGAAAGAGCTGAATCTCAAGTTGTTAATAAACCTATGCATTACAAACAATATGCATTCATTCAGTTAAATCATTCATTCACAGAGTTTTACTGTTTAGATGAGTTATATCATAAAGAAAGTAGATGGAATCCAAAGGCTAAGAATGGTAGTCATTATGGTATACCACAAGGTAGATCTAAATATCTTAGTAAAGTAAATGGATATAAGCAGGTAGAGTGGGGTATTGCTTATAATATGAATCGTTATGGTTCTATGTGTAAAGCATTAGATCACTTTAAACGTAAGGGATGGCATTGAGCGAACGTGCGTTAGGTAGTGGTAAGTGGAAGAAGCTACGCATTACAGTATTAGATCGTGATGGTTGGATCTGTGCTATATGTGGTGGTGTAGCAGATACAGTAGATCATATCTATCCACGTATAAAGGGTGGTGACATGTGGGCATTGGATAACTTGCAGTGTCTATGTAAGTCATGTAATAGCCGTAAAGGTGGGCGTTTTTTTAGCCAGAAGGCGACCCCCCCTGTCTTTCTGAAACCTTCTCTCCCTGAAACCACCAGCACAGTGCCAGACTCACCTTTTAATAAACCAGATACGCTGGACTTTGATGCAAACTAATACTGAATCAAGTCAGATCAAACGAGGGGTCGGGCTAATTGGTAGCACCGAGCCTAGAATCCACACGCCTTTACTAAAAGGCAATAGCAAAGTAGATGAAGTTGCGGATCTAGCTGAGAAAATAGGTTTACCTTTAATACCCTGGCAACGTTTTGTACTACAGGATCTTTTATCTACAGATGAATCCGATAACTGGCGCAAAAAGACAGCTCTAGTATTGGTAGCACGTCAAAACGGCAAAACGCACTTAGCACGTATGCTCATATTAAGCCATCTATTCTTATGGGGTTCTAAGAATGTCCTGGGCATGTCATCTAATCGAAATATGGCATTAGATACATTTAGGCAGGTTGCATACACGATAGAAGATAATCAATTCTTAAAAGATCAGGTAAGGCAGATACGCCTGGCTAATGGTCAAGAATCTATTAGCTTACTTAATGGTGCTAGGTATGAGATAGCCGCAGCTACTAGAGATGCGCCCCGGGGTAAGACCGCAGATTTCTTATACATTGATGAATTACGTGAATGGTCAGAAGAAGCCTTTACCGCTGCACTACCAGTAACACGTGCAAGACCTAACTCAATGACTTTAATGACAAGTAACGCAGGTGACGGCTTTAGTACAGTGCTAAATGATCTAGTAGAGCGTTGCAAGTCTTATCCACCAGAGAATCTAGGATATTACGAATATAGCGCACCGCAACATTGCAAAATACATGATAAGAAAGCCTGGGCTATGGCTAATCCAGCATTAGGACATTTAATAACTGAGCAGACATTAGAAGAATCTGTAAGTACCAACAGTATAGAAGCTACACGTACTGAGATGTTATGCCAGTGGGTAGATAGCACACAAAGTCCGTGGGTATATGGATCTATTGAAGCATGTAGTGATAGCACGTTAGAAATCCCTGTCGGACCTCAGACTATAATGGCCTTTGATATTGCACCTACTAGACGTTCTGGCGCTTTGGTTATGGGTCAAATAAAAGATGGGAAAGTAGCTGTAGGACTTGCACAACTTTGGCATAGTGATATAGCCATAGATGAAGTTAAGATGGCAAGTGACATAAATGAGTGGGCTAGAAAGTACCACCCACACGTAATTTGTTTTGACAAGTACGCCACACAAACAATAGCCACAAAATTAGAACAAAGCGGCTGGCGTATGCAAGATGTTAGCGGCCAAGCGTTTTACCAGGCATGTTCGGACCTGGCAGATGGCTTAGCCAATAACCGAATAGTCCATTCTGGACAGGCTGACTTAGTACAGCACTTAAATAATTGCGCTGCTAAAACAAATGATGCTGGCTGGCGCATTATTAGGCGTAAATCCGCTGGTGATGTTACAGCTGCAATATCTTTGGCTATGGTGGTGTCAGAATTGACTAAACCGCAAAAAACTGCACAAATCTTTGTCTAACTTGCACCTTTAGTCCGTTTTATGGTATAAAGTATATCTATGGGTCTATTGTCTGCTTTGGGTATAACTAAAAAAACTGAAACTGTCCAAGCGCAATACGCCCCTGCCATTATGGACACAGCCTATGGCTATGGTTCATTTACAACAGGTGTTGGTAATTTCCCTGGTGGATTAGATCGTAATTTAGCAATGCAAGTACCTGCCGTTGCACGTTGCAGAAATCTTATAGCTGGTGTAGTTTCCTACTTGCCATTGAAGCTTTACAAAAAGTCAAATGGTGAGGAGTTGGGGAACCCTCTTTGGATAGAGCAGCCAGACTATCGGCAACCAAGATCCGTCACGATTTCATGGACTGTCGATAGTTTGCTTTTCTATAATTGCGCTTATTGGCGTGTTACAGAATTATACGCAGACGATTTAAGACCATCACGTTTTGAGTGGGTGGCAAATAACAGAGTTACATTTACAACAAATAAGTTTGGTACAGAAATAGAAGAATATTTTGTTGATGGCATAAGAGCGCCAATGACAGGTATTGGAAGTTTAATTACATTCCAGGGATTAAACGGCGGTGGAGTTTTACAAAATGCAGCCCGCACAATTCAAAGCGCTTTAGATTTAGAAAAAGCAGCATCTGTAGCTGCACAAACACCAATGCCATCTGGTTACATTAAAAACACTGGCGCAGATTTACCAGAACAACAAGTATCTGGATTATTAGCGCAATGGAAACAAAGTCGCTTAAATAGATCTACAGCTTATTTAACATCTACATTGTCTTATGAAACTACCGGATTTTCACCTAAGGACATGATGTATAATGAGAGTATCCAATTTTTATCGACCCAAGTCGCCCGTGCAATGAACGTACCTGCATACATGATAAGCGCAGATATGAACAACAGCATGACTTACCAAAACATTATTGATGGTCGCAAAGAGTTTGTAGCCTACTCACTACAGCCATTTATTTGTGCCATTGAAGATCGCTTAAGCATGGATGATATTACTCCACGTGGTCATGTAGTTAAGTTTGCAGTAGAAGAATCATTCTTAAGAGCTGACACTATGAAACGCTTAGAAGCACTAGAGAAAATGTTGGCTTTGGGTCTAATAGATGTAGAAGATGCCAAAGAGATGGAAAATATGACACCTAACGGAAGAGAAGAAGAAGATGAAACTTACATTCAGTAGCCAGGTAGAAGCTGCCGATACAGAGCGCAGAGTTATTGCTGGCAAAATTGTGCCGTTTGAAGAAGTAGGCAATACTTCCGTAGGCAAGGTCGTATTTGCTAAAGGTTCAATAGAAATAGGCGATCCTGGCAAAGTTAAGATGCTTATGCAACACAGAGCAGAAAAACCAATAGGCCGTATGCAAAAGTTTAACCAAGCAGAAGATGGCATATACGCATCATTCAAAATTAGCTCATCTATGCAAGGCCAAGATGCTTTGATACTTGCATCTGAGGCTTTAATAGATGGTTTATCTGTAGGTGTGGATGTAAACAAATCTATACAGAAAAAAGATTATTTATATGTAACCAGCGCAACACTAAGAGAGGTTAGCCTGGTAGAAAGTCCAGCGTTTAGCGCTGCACAAGTAACTAAAGTTGCTGCTAGTGAAAACGAAGCAGAGGACACAAACCAATCAACAGAAAGCGAGGCTCCTGTGGAAGATTTATCAACAGCGCCACAAGAAGCAAAGGCAGAGGCTGATACTCCTACAGTAGAAGCTGCTCGCCCAACAATTACAGCACCACTAATTCAAACAACTGTACGTACGCCAATTACATCAATGGCTGCATACACAGAGCACAAAATTAAGGCCGCATTAGGATCAGACGAATCAAAACTGTACATTGCTGCAGCTGATGATTCATTCTCAACTAACCCAGCATTTAATCCAACACAATACCTAAGTGAGTTTGTAACAAACACACGTTTTGGTACTCCTACAATTGACGCATGTTCACAAGGCGTTTTACCTAATACTGGTATGACAATTTCTGTACCTTCATTAGTGACTAGCGCTGGCGGTGGTACAGGTGTAGCACCTTCAGTAACTGTAGAGGCAGAAGCAGGTGCAGTTGCGAATGTCGGGATGGAGTCCGTCTATCTTACAGGAACAGTCCAGAAGTACAGTGGCATGAATACGCTATCTGTGGAGCTTCTAGAGAGGGCAGGTTATCCTGGCTTCTATGCAGAGCTTACACAGCAATTACAAAATGCTTATTTAACAGCTATTGATACAGCTGCATTAACAGCATTAGTATCAGCCGCTTCAGCTGCAACAAACGAAACAGCTGACAGTGATGGAATCATTGATTACACATCACAAGCATCTTCATTAATTTATTCACAAACAGGTTACTTTGCACAGAATTACATTGCCAACCCAGCACAATATCAAGCATTACTATCTGCTAAAGATACAACTGGTCGCCCAATTTACTCCGCAAATCAACCGATGAACGCAGCTGGACAAGTTGCACCAACATCAATCCGTGGTTCTGTATTAGGACTTGATCTATACGTAGATAAGAACTTTACACAAACTGCATTTGATGATGCATCTGCAATCATTCTTGCACCAGAAGCATTTACAGTTTACCGCTCACCGCAGGCATTTATGTCTGTAAACGTGGTATCAAATCTACAAGTACAGGTAGCAATCTACGGCTTCATGGCAACAATCGCCAAGATGTCTGGTGGAATCTACAAGTACATGAAGGCTTAATTAAACAAATCAGTAATCTGTGGGGTTTAGTAGCCCTAGCCCCACAGAGCTATTAGCAAAGGAGTAGAGATGGCCGCTGTCTATGTGACCAAAGCTGAATTAAGAGCGAATCTTGGAATTGGCTCGCTCTACTCCGATGCAACAGTAGAAGAAGTTTGCCAAACCGCAGAAGATTTATTAAAGCAATATTTATGGTTTAACGATGCCCCAGTAGTGGCCGCTGGATTACAAAACAATGTAGCCACATTAGTATTAGCAAACCCAGGTATATTTGTTAAAGGCCAAAGCGTAGCCATAGAAGGTTGTGGATCAACTTATGGTGGCAATCATGTCATTACTGGCACAATTCCTGGTATTAATATTCCTGTAAGTATAACTACAGCATTTTGGTCATTCTTTAGCAATTATTCATTCCCTAACGGATATTCATTTATTCAGTTTGCAAAAGTACACGCAGACGATCCATTCCATCGCATTATTCCTAGCGGTAAAGCATCAGGTCAAGACACAAAAGAAGATGATTACAGTGCGATCCCTGCCATTCGGGAAGCGGCGATGATTCTCGCCGTTGATATCTGGCAAGCTAGACAAGTTAGCCAGACTGGTGGGGTAGGTATGGATGGGGTCAGTGCTAGCCCTTATCGGATGGGTTATCAGCTGATTAACCGAGTGCGTGGCCTCATCCAGCCTTATTCAGCACCTGCATCTTTGGTGGGCTAATGGCCGCTATAACTACACTTCGAGGCACACTGGCAACAGCTTTAACTAACGCTGGCGTATGGAATACCTTTAGTTTTCCACCATCTACTTTGCTCGCAAATAGTGTGGTCGTTACTGTTTCAGATCCTTATATCGTACCAAGCAATAATAGTCAAACAAGCATTGCACCATTAGCTAATTTTAAGATTTTAATAACTACACCTGCATTTGATAACCAAGGCAACCTAAAAGGCATAGAAGATTTTATCGTAGCAGTAGTAAATAAACTAGCGGCATCAACCCTGGTTTATAACATATCAAGCGTTTCCGCTCCAGCTATTACAAGTGCGGCGAGTGGAGATTTACTAACATCAGAAATAACAGTATCAATCCTAACGAGCTGGAGTTAAAACATGAGCGATGCACAAGATTTAGCCTTCTTAATCAAGACAGGCCAAATAAAAGAAGCACCTAAAGAAAAAGTAACACAACCTAAGAAAGATGAGGAATAACAATGGCCATATATCTAAACAATAAAGTAGGCGTTAAATTGGCTACTGCCGCTGCGCCTACTACACCATCTGTTGATATTAGCGATGTTGTAACTAGCGCTGTTATCAATCAAATCGTAGATGAATTAGAAATCACAACAATGTCAGATACATCACACCGCTTTGTGCAGGGTTTGTCATCTGGCACATTTACTATCGACTTTCTAAATGATTGGGCATCTGCCGATGTAATGCAAACTTTGAATGATGCATTCGGACAAACATTGTCAGTGTCAGTAATCACTGTTAAAGGCACTACAGTATCAGCTGCAAATCCTACCTATCAATTTTCAATTTTGGTCAACAACCTAACCCCACTGGGTCAGGCTGGAGTCGCTGAAATTGCTTCATCTAGCGTTACATTTACGCTAAACTCCGCAGTAACAGTATCGCCATCAGTGGCGTTCTAACTAAGGAGTAACAATGGCAAAGCTTAAAATTACTAGGGCTAATGGTGAAGTCACAGAACACAAGATAACACCAGGAATTGAATATAGCTTTGAGTTGAAGTGGGGCGCAGGTATTAGCAAGATCTTGCGTGAGCATGAACAGCAAACTCATATCTATTGGTTAGCTTGGGAGTGCTTGCGCAGATCTGGCGCACAAGTATCTTTATTTGGTGCAGAGTTTATAGACAGCTTAGAAACTGTCGAGGTACTTGACGAAGAAAAAAAATAGTACAGCGGGATTCAATCCTTTACACGATAGCCAGTTTATCTGTAGAACTTGGAATACCGCCTAAAGAGTTTATAGAAATGGATTCAGAAATGCTTGCAGCAATAGTGCAAGTATTAACAGATCGGTCTAAGGAGATCAAAAATGCCAGTAGAGGTAATAGGCGTAGATGATATCCAAAAAGGTTTAACTTTTGTTGATGAGGATATGTATAATCGTATCCGTATTGCTATTACACCTTTAATGCGAAATGTAGAATCCTTGGCTAAAAGTTATGTGCCTGGCAATGGGGAAGTGTTGTCGGGATGGTCTAAACCTATTTCATCTGAGGTAGATTATAGGCCATTCCCTAAATACGATTCTAATAGCGTTAAGGGCGGCATAGGATATAAAGAGGGCAAGAACCGACAATTCAAAAACGGATTTCAAGTAGAAAACTATGTTTACAATATCAACGCAGCTGGTCGTATTTATGAAACCGCTGGCCGATTAAACCCACAAGGCAGAGCACCATTTACATCTGTTTACGAAGGTGGCGGCACAATGGCATTTAAGCAATCTGGTAGCAAAAAAAGTAGAAGTAGATCTACAGCTGCATATAATTCTAATAACCCTTTTGCTGGATATCAGTTTGTTACAGACCTACCAGAATTAACATCACAGCCTAAAATTAAAGGCGTTAGAAGTGGTGGCAAAAAGACTAAAGGTCGCTTGATTTATAAAGCCTTTGCTAATGAAAGTCCTAAGGTTTACGATGCAATACTAAAGGCAATCAATAAGACCGCCGATTTTTTCAACTCATCTACAGAAGTTAAGAGGGCTGCATAATGGCCAATGTAGTCGTATCCGCTTTAGCCACCTGGAATGGTAAGGCTCTTAAAAAGGCTAAGCAAGATGTAAGTGTATTTGACAAACAAATAAAGCAACTAGGTAGAACCTTTGGCATAACTTTTAGCGCCGCAGCCTTAGTGGCATTTAGCAAGAAAGCAATCAGGGCCTTTACAGAAGATGAGGCCGCAGCCAAGCGCTTGCAATTACAGCTAGAAAATACTGGCAATGCATTTAGAGTGGCTGAGGTAGAAGCCTACATAAAGAGTTTAGAAAAAACTTTAGGCATATTACAAGATTTACGTGGGCCATTCCAAACGTTCTTAAACCTTACTGGCTCTGTTGAGTTAGCACAAAGATCTTTAGAGGCTGCATTAAACATAAGCGCTGGCACAGGTGAAAGCCTTGGCACAGTAGTAAATGCTATCTCAGCTGGTATTAGAGGTCAGACTAAAGCAATCAAAGGCCTTAACACAGGTATCGATGAAAGCATAATTGCAACTGGCGACATGAACAAAATCATGGCCGCACTGGAAAAAAGATTTGCTGGTCAATCTCTCGCTAGATTAGATACTTATTCTGGCAAAATGGATTTGCTGAAAAAAGGTGTTGATGAAGCTACTAAATCTATTGGTACAGGATTAGTAGATGCGTTAGTTATATTAAGTAAAGATGAATCAATATCTAGCCTTGCCGATGACTTTGAAAATCTTGGCGACAACATTGCTTATGCTATTGTCGAAATGGCTAAATTAATCAAGAAGTTTGATGATCTAGTAGATAACCCACAATTCCAAGCAGGATTATTAGCTTTAGCCATTTTAAGCAAAAAGCCACAAGCTGTGGTTGGGGCTATGGGTATTATTGGATTAAATGTTGCAGGTAACGCATTAACTAGACCAAGAACCGAAACACAGCCAAACGTTGGTGGCTACTCTGGTATTCCAGATGTTAAGGTTGCAAAGGAATTACTAAAGGCACGTAAAAAAGAGTTTGATATAATCAATAAGAAAAACGCTATTGAGAATAAGAACGTAGAAGAATTAAAAAAGAAGTTTGATCTAGAGCGCATTGGTATAACTCAGGCGCTAAACGTTGCAACCGATGACGAAACTAAACTACGCCTAAGAGCACAGTTAGCAATTCTGGACAATAACGATGCAATGGCAAAGAAATTATTAGCCGAATTAGAAGCTTATGAAGCGTTAAAGAAATTGGCGGATGCTGCCAATAAAGCTGCGGATGCACTAGATAGAAACATGAATAAGTATGATGCAATGATTGCAAACTTGATTACGCAATTTACAGCGCTTGGATTAACACTACAAGAATCTATGGCACTGGCTGGCATGTCTGCTAGGTATCAAGCTCAGGCTGATGCTATTGCAGCTGGTAAAGGCCCAACTACACGTGGCACTACATTAACTCCTAGATTGCCAGCGTTGCCAGCTAGTTATTTCCAAGATCTAGCAACACAATTAGTAGGCACATCTTCTTATGCTGGTATGAATGTGGCTCAAATTGCAGAAGAAAGAGCTAGAGAATCTGGCAATAGATATGTAGATGTAAACTTAAAAATTGATACACCATCTGGCGATAGGTTTGCTCAACTTATGGCCGAAAGTATTCAAATTGCTGGTCGCAGTGGATATAGCACTACACCTAATGGTGGATTACAATAATGACAGTACCTGTTGTAAATGTAATAATTAACTTCAGCACTGGCCCATCATTTGCTCAAGCATTTATTATTGGTTCAGGCGTTTTTGGTACAAACGTACTAGCAGATTCCACTGGAATAATTGTTGATGTATCTAATCAGGTAGATAGAATAGAAACTAACAGAGGCCGAACTGCGCTTAGCGATGAGTTTCAAACAGGTTCTCTCACATTACGTTTAATAGACCAAAATGGCGACTTTAACCCACAGAACGTAACTGGGCCTTACGCAGGACTTCTTACGCCTATGAAAAAAGTTCAGATTACTGCTACTTATGGTTCAGTTACCTATCCTATATTTTCAGGATTTATTACAAGCTATGTTACTACATATCCAGATGAATCATCTGTAGATTTAGCGACTACTACTATACAAGCTGTAGATGCCTTTAGATTAGCCCAATTAGCACAAATAAGCACAGTTACTGGTACTAGCGCTGGTCAATTATCAGGTGCACGTATTAATAACATATTAGACCAGATTTCTTGGCCACCTTCACAACGTGATATTGATCCAGGCCTTACTACATTACAGGCAGATCCAGGCACTAATCGAACAGCATTACAAGCGCTTTTTACTGTAGCCAATTCTGAATATGGCGCTATTTATGTTAGTGCCGATAATAACTTTGTATTTCAAGATAGAGCTGTTACGGCTGGATCTATTGGCAATACGCCCACAGTGTTTGCAGATGATGGATCTGGAATAGATTATTTTGATGCTAGTTGGATATTAAATGACGTATTAGTATTTAATAAGGCCACAATTACTAGAGCTGGTGGTAGCCCACAGGTAGCCCTAAATCAGGCTAGTATAGATAAATATTTTCTCCACAGCTACTTTTTAGATAACCTACTTATGCAATCAGATGCCGTAGCTTTAGATTATGCCCAGGCCTATGTGGCTTCTAGGCAAGAAACCACCATAAGGGTAGAT